GTATCTATAGCTTGGACTAAGTCCTTTGGTAATATACTCATTTATACCCCCTTTGGTCGTGGAATACCCCACGAAAAACCTGCAATCGGTTGACCTGTACGATCACTATACGAGTCTTTGACTGCATTTGTTAATTGACGTTTTGGTAGACCACAGTCTTTGTAACCTTCTGCAATACAAGATAGATAAGAATCACTAGGAGGTTTGACACAGTCATGCTCTACCATAATGTAAGTAAGAACATCTTGTTGCATACCAGCAATATCGGTTTTCATTACACCTTTACCATAAAGATAAGGGTAACCTTCATAACCGTCTAAAGCTAACTCACATCTTGCAGTAATCTTCCATAGACCACCAATAACTTTACTACCCTCACATCTCTCAATATCTGCAACACCACGAAACACTAGTTTCCAATTATGTACAGTCATTGGTGCAATAAATTTTGCACTAGGGCATCTGAACGACATGTGCCTATGGTTCAAGTTAGAACCATAAGCAAAATAATAATTACAAGTTAATCCCATTACGCACCTACACTTTCTGGTTGTCCGTCAAGTTTAATGAAATGCTTCATACGTTTTCTAAAGAAAGTCTTAACAGTAGAGTCTACATCTAAACCATTAAACAATACTGAAAATCTATGACCAAGTGGTCTAGTACCAAAACGATTGCTATCCATTTTTTTGATTGGCTTACCATTTTTGGCAGCATTAACGATTGACATACAAAGTAAAACCCAATTAGAGATTTTACCAAAGTCAGTAGTACCACTATGATGTCTAAACTCTACAGTAGGTTTTCTAGTTTGAAAATTAACTTTTGAATATCTACCATTATAAAAAACAGAAGATACACATCCTAGTGTACGACATCTGTCTATTGCTTTTAGTTGTCTGTTAATTGCATTTGCTGAACCGTCAGATGTATTACCCCACATTGAATTACAATATTGATTGTTACGAGTACGTCTACTAACAGGCATAAAGTAATCGAACACATCTTCAAACTTTAAGTATCTTTTTGCAATTAATTTTTTTTGTTTAAAAGTAAGATCGCTAGTTCCAATGTGAACATGAAGTCCACAGTTACGATTAACAGTTGCGTTAAGACTTTCTAAAGCATTTGTAACTTTTTTAACTTGATCAAGTTGGTTCATAGTAAGAACAGGACCAACAATCTCAAAACCGTAACCATTACCATGAACAGAAGAGTCATACTCTACATGCCAAGTATTATGATCAGAAGAATGATAACCACCATAAGTAAATTCTAATCCTGTCTTTCTTTTAAGTAAGTTAGCAAAGTTAACAATAACAGTTGATCTACTGTTATTAGTATTTGTAAAAGTAGATTGAGGAATAATACATTCTATCTCTACTCCGAAAGTTCTGTTTGTATTTTCTAAGTTTGTCATTTTAATCTCCGTTATTAATTAATAACTATTGATACCAAATCCGACAGATATTGCAAATTAAAATTACAAAAAAAGTGTTTTTTCTTGTCCTACAAGGGTTTTTAAGGGTTTTCTGGTACTATGATACCCCCCTATATTTGACGTTTTAGGGGTATTTTAGGTTTTATGGGGTATTGGGTAGGGTTACCCCTTAAAGTTAAAATAAGGGGTATTTAAGGAGGATTAAAGACTATTTTGTAAGACCCTTTTGCTTTTCGTAGGTACGAAGCGCTCCCATACCTAAAAGTGACATAACAAGCGGCATAAGCATACCCATATCTAATTCTGGCAAAGGTAGTGTTTCGATATGAAATGTTGCTAAGAAGAATAATAAAAAAGGTTTTATTACATATTCAAACAATAACGCTAAGGCACAGCTCATGCCTATAAGTGGCCTCCAAGCTCTTTGCATAAAACCAGATAGACCACCAGCAGTAGATTGAGCATCTGCTAAGTTAATAGACATTTGTTTTTCTTTTAACTTTGCTTCTATCCCCTCCAATTGTAGCTAAAGCTTTTCTTTCTCTTCGCCACTAAAATGAAGATCGTCTATTACATTACCTACAGTTTTAATTGTATCGCCACCTAATAGTTTACCCAACATTACGCATCCTTTCTGCTAATTCCTCACAACGTCGTGGAGTTTGTTTTCTCCAGGCACTATCTAACATTTCATCTGCAGCCACATCCCATTTAGACTCTAATATTGCTTGTTTAACTTTTTTAAAACCAGCAAGACGATTTCTGCCTAATTGAAATGCCATGTTAGTTAGAATCATTAGACACTCATCTGGTACTTTTATGCCAATATATTCTTCTGCGTCTTTCATCGCTATATTAACATCGTACTGAAATAGTTTGTCTATTGTATCTAAGTCTAACTTGTCGCCTACTCGCCAAGGTTCATTGTTTTTTATAAGGTGTCCTATGCCCACTGTTGGATTGCCTAGATGATCTCGGTAGACAACATCACGGAAACCTTCGTGTTCTAATATTTCGTGTTTTAATTTTTCGATGTTCATAAGTATATATTATTATCCCAAGAACCATTTTTTTTCAACACCATTGGTACTATGTAAGGAATACCGTCTGTAATTATGCCACAAGATAGAATAGGTTTAGATAGATTTACCTTCATATATGCCATAGCTAGAGATTTCTTATCTACTAGACAACCGACTGACATACCCCAATTTAGATGATAGTCATTACCTACATACTTAATTTCTGACGTAGTATGAAAATGTCCTTGTACACATGAAGTAGCTGTTTCTCTTACAGCTTTAGCTATGTCTTTTGTAAATTGATGTGCAAACAATACATTACCTCTTTTAGTTTTAATCTCATGTTTCTCTTTCCATTTCCAACCCTTATTAACTCCTAGTATTTGGTTATATGTTTTAAGAAACATCTTACTCATACCTTTAGCCATAGCTCGACGAAGGACCATAGAGCCATGATTAGACTCTAATAGAATCATTTTAGGAAACATTTTTTCTAGTTGTTTTATGTATTTTCTACCCTGTAATAATTCATCTAACGGACTAGGTAGATCAGGATTAATGACATGAGATACATTTATACTATGCCAATCCATTTCATCGCCTATGTTTATAATTAAACTTGGCTTGTATTCTTTGTTTAGCTTTTTTAAAAAAGCAAAGCTGTCTGGGTGGTGGTAAGGAAAGTGTAAGTCGCTGATTACAAGTATTTTAGAGTTTATCATAAATAAGAATCATAAGCTGTATAACTACAACACCTACAAGCATCATATACAACTTAAACAAACGAGATATATCCATTTTTAAATGCTCTACATGATTTTCAAGTAGCTTACGGATATACTCTAATTCTTTTTTCATTTCATGTTAGACAGAGGATTGTCCAATGCGTTTTTAATTTGTTTATTTGTTTTTTCTTCTAGTTTAGTCATATCATCTTTTATTTCTGTTATGGCTTCTTTTAAATCTTTACTGTTTTCTCTGCTATCTTCTTTTACTCTTTGTTCTACATCTTCTACAATAGTTTCAATTCTACGAACATCTGCTTTTAAATCATTTTTAAGCTCTTTGGCAACCTCGGAAACTAAAGTTACTTCTTGTAATATCATATTCATTTCATCCTTTAGCATGCTAACTTCTTGTTGCACGAGATCAATCCTTTTATCAAAACCAGATAAATCTGGAGCTGTATATTCTGTAATTTTAGAACGCATGTCTTGGTAGTCTTTATAAAATTCAAAACCACCCCACAATGCACCCCCTAAAGTAGACAGAGCTGTCAATATTACAAATATTTTACCACCTCTAAATTTAACGCCACCTACTTCTAATTCTGCCATAACTATTCCAAATCCGTCTGCCATTGACTATCAATCATTTCATTCATTAAGCCATCACTACCGGCAAACAATAAATAACTTGCTATATTGTTATCAGAAATCATCGTATCTTGTAAGGTTTGGTCAGTAAAAAAATTTGCTCTATCATTTAAAACTGCTTGTGAATCAAAAAATGTTTTGGTGTTTCCTAGTATTTGCATAACGACTAAAGTTTTAGTTTGAGCTACATCATCATATTTCTTTTTGTCATCTATTTTTGCTAATACTTTTTTAGCAGCCTTTTCTATTGGTTTAGATTCTTCTTTACTTTCTTCCTGTTGTACTTCTTCTTGTTCTGTACTATCTTCTGACTCCACAACGGGCTCTGCAACATCTTCGCTATCGGATTGTATTTCGATTTCTGCTTCAATTTCTTCTTCAACATCTACTTCTATTTCTATCTCTGCAATTTCTGCTTCTGCAATTTCAATTTCTACAGCTTCATAACTAGGTTCTTCTATTTCTATAGGTTCTAACACAAAACCGTCATTAGTTTCTATTGCATCATTAGAATCAAATATATCTTCTACAACATCAATTACTTCTTCTGGCGCACCTATGTTTAGTGCAATAAATTCTTCTACTGATGTTATTGTTTGCGTAACAATGGTATTGACAACATTATATAGCACATTGACTGATACGTCATCGAACAAGGGGCCGATAGATAGATTAATATCCCTACCTCCTACTTCTATAATGACAGTAGTTAAACTACCAGAAAAATCAAAACCACCTTCATATGCTTGATAACCACTTGCAGTGCCACTAGCAGATAAAACATCTGTGCCACTAAAAACATTTGTGTTTCCGTTCTTACCTGTAATGTGCATATAGATAGAATCTTGTGCATCTCTTTTGTCTACTTTTATTGTGTAATTTGTTTTGCCACCATGTGTAATGTTTAAATCTTTTATATCTATAGTGTTTACAAAAGTTGTACCCATGCCAGATACACCCATAGCAGAAGTGCTATTACCAGAACCTGTAATTTGTGCGCATTTATCTGTTCCTAAATTATAACAACCAGAACCACTAGGCATATTAGCTGGTCCTTGACCACCCCAATCAATATCCATGTCGCCTTCTTTAGAACTGACAACATAGTCATTATTTCCGTCTAATAAATCTCCAGAATCTTCGTTAGTAACTGTTGTTGTAGTTGTTATTGTATCTGTAGTTGTCGTTATTGTTATACCGTCAGAACCATATTCTATTTCTTCTGTAACAGACTCTTCTATAATTTCTTCTATAGTAGGAGTACATAAACCTATAGTGTCCGTACTACAATCTACAGCTTTACTAGAAAAGGATAGGCACGCCAATATACATAGCCATGCCAAGAATAACAAATTTTTCAAAATCATTTAAGTCTCTAACTGTGTGTTGTTTTTCTTCTATTTTAGTTTTTTCTATATTACTAAAAACTACGCTACCCTCTGGCACCATATCTGGATTTTCTAACCAACCAATTTTTGCTTCTTCTCCTATTTTAGATTGATAAGGACAGTAAGTACCAGCGTTCCACATAGCATCAAATACACGACTATCTGAACATAGAGTAGAAACAGCAGCTACTTTCATTCCCATTTGGTATAGAGAACGACTAAGTTTTAACATTTCACAATTCTTATCAGTAACAGTTACGCCACTAGCTATACCTAAAACTTGCGTTTGAACACCAGCACTAGCCGCTGTTTTGCAGACATCACTATTGTTTACTACAACACTAGGTGCGTTTGCTGTTGGGGGAGTGTTATTTGTTACGACAGTAGATGATACTGTATTTGTTTCAGCTTGAGCAGAGCTAGTTACTGCACTTACAATAAGGATAAAGGTTAAAACAGTTAAAAGTATTTTCATCCACTA